TCCGCTTCTTCAATCGTGCGTAGCCGCTGGAACTCCACCAGCAGTCGCGCGCGTTCTTCCTCTCGCTCCACGACCTCGTCGCGGAGTGGAACATCACTAGTTCCGACGCAGGCGTCTTCCTGACCCACTTTAAGGATGCATGGGGGCGGCACCACATGCATCCGTTGGGAAAATCCCCAACATGCGTTATTCCTCCGGCGGAGGGGAGGCGATCTTCACTGCCGCCATAAGGCGACAGATTCCGCCGGGCACGGAGTTCCCGGAGATCTTCATCATCGGACTCCGATGCGACACTGCCTTGAGCAGTGCCAGTCGTAGTCCGCTTGGCCCTCTGCCTGGCGGACTGTGGGCGAGACTTTCGCCGGGACTTTCCTGTCGATGACGTTCCTGTGCCAACGTCAGGCGCGCCTGCATGCTGCGGATCAACATGTATGTTAGCAGTTCCCCTGGAACTGCTCCTTCGTCGGCAAGTCGCGCTTGCATCAAGTGCAACCATGCCTCCCGCCGCTCTGCTGACCGCCGTGTCCATTGGCTCTGTGGCCCCACTGGTTGGTCCAGGACTGTTCGCAGCATCTCTGATTCGCACAGAGCTGCTGTCACCGCGGCTGCTGCCAGATGGCGACGTGTGGCCGCGATCAGCACCAGTGCTGGATGACCCTCTGGTAGAGTCTCCTCCAGCAATAGGGCCGCGTCCAATGGGACGCTCCCTACCCATCCTTCCCCAGACCAACTCTCCAACTCCTGTCGAAGGTGAGCACGCCCCGCTGACGTCGGGTCCCAGTGCTCCGCCACCTCGTCTGGGTGCGCTACTCGCGCCCCCGCCATCGCCGCTGGGCCCTCCTGGCCCACTCCATCCCGAGCTGCCCCAGTCGGCTCGTGCTGCACCATGCGAGCCACACCCTTGATAGGTGCGAGCTCCCCCGCGCCACACTGCGCTCCGCTGGGCCCTTCGTGCAACTGTCCCACCCCGAGTGACCACTCTTGGCTGGGTGTGTTTGTCGCATTGTTCGTGTTTGACCGAATCTTTCGATCTGGCTGCCAGTTTGACATTTAGACCGTGA